TCACCAGTCCAGTTCCTTAGCGCAATCGGCTACAGGTTCGGCCATGCCTTCCTTGATGGATTCGCGCATGCCAGGAGCTGAAAGCGGGTCATCAATCAGTGGGTTCAGCCTCAATGCGTCCTGCAGGTGGTCTGGCGACAGGTGCGCATAACGCATGGTCATTGCCAGTGACGTATGCCCCAGGATTTTCTGCAGCGTCAGGATGTTCCCGCCCCTCATAACGAAATGACTGGCAAAGGTGTGACGTAGCACGTGTGTGGCTTGGCCGGCCGGGAGCTTGATCGAGGTCTTCTCCAGTACACGGCTAAAGGTCAGCATGCAGTTGGTGAACAGGCCGTGACGCTTGAAGTAGATCTGCAGGGCCTTTTCCAATTCTCTATCGATAGGAATCGACCGCGTACGCTTCGACTTGGTGTTTGCAAAGGTCACCATGCCGTTACGCACTCGCTCAGGTGTCAACGCCTGGGCTTCTCCCCACCTGGCACCCGTACTCAGACAGACGCGAGCGATCAAGCCGATTCCTGGGCTGGTTGTGCGGTCATCCAGGGCCTCGAGCAGTTCGGCTATCTGGCAGGTCGAGAGGAAGGAAATAGGGCGTTCCTGCAGGCGTAGCGGGCGGACGTTGGCCAGCGGGTTCGGGTAGTCGATATCGCCCAGGCGGTGCAGCTCGTTGAACAGGGCTTTCAGGTAGCCGAGGCGGTTGTTCATGGTCTTGCCTTGAATGCCAGCCTTGAGCAGCTCGCTTCGTGTTTCGCAGAAGGCGTTGCCGGTGAGCTTGACCGCGATGGGGTCGCCCAGGTCTTTAGCCAGGTTCTGCAGGGTACGGAGGATCGCGGCTCCGTCAGCAAGGGCATGGCCGTGCAGTTCGTGATAGCGGGTGCAGAGTTCGGAGAGGCGGCGACGGTCTTTCGGCTTGGGCGTCCAGGCTGGCGAGTCGATGCAATTGGCCCTGCAGGTCGCTTCAAAGCGCTGGGCTTCACCTTTGGTCTTGAAGGTCTTGCGGAAGCGACGGCCCTTGATGGGTTCAACGTCGACTTTCCAGCGTCCGTCAGGCAGTTGCTCTATTGCCATCAGACAGCACGCCCCCAACGAACATGGCGTTCTTCAAGGATGCCTTTGATGTGCTTATACAGCCCGTCTTCGTCCATGCCTTTCGCGGCATAGTGGTCGCGGATCACCGGCCAGCACTCCCAATCCTTGAGCCGATAGAAAGCCTTTCTAGCGCCCACTCGCTCCCGTGCCAGCAGGCTGACGAAGTTTCCCAGGAATAACTCGACGTTCTTGCCGGAGAAGCCCCGCGAGGTCTTGTATTGGCGCTTGTACTCGGTTTCGTCCACCAGGGAATCAACCGGCAGATCCACGCGCACATCGTCACGGATCAGCGTCCAGATGGGCTCAAAGTAGCCAGGGCGAGCCAGCAGCTTGAATTGGCGCAGGCCATAACGCCACAGGCCGTCTAGGTGGGGTGCAAAGGCGGCGTAGCTGTTGGTTTCGATGGTTTCGCCGCTGTGCAGATCGAAGGAGCCGGAGGCGAATTGCTGGATAACCGAGTGGTGATAACGCAGCTCGACGCGCCACACGTCTTGCTCGGGGTCGTAGTTATCGGGGGCGGCTTCGTCGAAGCTGTCGCGGCGTCTCCAGACGTTTTCCCAGTAGTCGAGCTTGTCGATGGCTCTGGCCTGTTCGGTCTTGTTGTAGATCCCGAGCTGGACGCCACCAGCCGAGCCGAACAGGTAGGACTGACCTTTGCCGTAGGTCGCAGACTCCAGGGTCCACTGAATTTCCTTGATGCCGGAAATATCACGGGCGGCGCGTGAGCGGCAGTGCATGCGGGCGACCAGATCGGCGGGCGGTTGCCAGCCCTGCAGGTCTAGCGCGAGGTGGACCGCGCATTGGTTGCGCTCGATGTTGGTCAGCACGTGGTCGGCGTAGTAGTCCAGGCGTTCCTGCAGGCGCTCGGGGCAGAACTGGTCGATGGCATGCGGAGACACCTCGATTTTCAGGTGGGGGCCGATGTTCTCGATTTTGGCGTTGAAATTCTTCACCAGCAGGATGATCCCCAGGTCAGCATTCTGCAGCTTGTACTGGTAGCCAGAATCCTTGCTGACGCGACCGGAGTGCCAACGCTGGCCAGCGAAATCGACGATGGTTCCAGGCTTCTCGAAGAGGCTCATGATTTCCGGGCGGATCAGGCCGCGATAGAGCTGGCGGACGGTATCGACGCTGCAGGCCAGGATTCGGACGTTGGAAAGGTCAGTTATCCGAGCGGTCATGCTGTCGAAAAACAGTCTGCCGGCTGGGGTCTTCTTGAACTCACGATCAACACGGAGTTGGTCTTTAACTGCCATTTTCTAATGCTCCAAATAGTGCCGAATCGACACGTTTAACCTTGATTTATATGACGTGCTACAGGGACGTCAGCGCCCGCGCGGCGGCGCACACGCGCGCTCGTGCCTCGCACGCAACCACGCCGCCGCGCATGGCGTTCCTTTGGTGTTCGCTCACAGGGCACCCTGATAGCCGCTCAGCGACGGCCATGCAGCGCCTACCGGTGCGTTAGCGCTGGCAGAAGGGGCAGGGCGCGAGGGCTGGTTTTGGGGAGGCTGTTGCTCTGGCTGTGTCTGAGCAACCTGGCCGTTCGGATCGGGCAGTCGATCAGGCTTTGCAGGATCGAATGCACCTTCTTCGACGTAGGCCATGCAGGCTTCAAAGGACACCACCGCTCTAGTGCCTTGCTGGGTGTTGCAGCGACAGCCGTAGACCTTGCCGTCGCGATACCCCAGGACGAGGCGCTTGTGATTCCTGGCCACCATCTGCTGATCGGTCGAGTACATGCAGGACAGACGCGGATAGGTCACCGGCCGGGTGATTTCGTCGTAGATCGGCGCCGAGCTGGGTACATCGGGCAGGCGGGGCACTCGCAGTGCGACGTACTCTTCAGGCGAAAGCAGCGCGGCATTGCTGGGGGCTGGCTGCTGCGCCACGGGTTCGCCGGTCGGTGACGTGGCGCGCGCCTGTTCCACGGGGTCGGCCTGAGGCTTGGGCGGGGCGATGCGCCGTTCATAGATGCCGTAGCCGAAGTAGGCGATGCCGATGATGCAGGCGATAAACACGAACAGCGCCCGAGGCGGCTTGAACTTCATGTGATGTTCGGAGCCTTCGGCGACGGACTGGTACACGCCGAAGTACTTCTTATCGAGTAGCACCCGCGTGGCCTGGCCGTCGCTGAAGTCGTTCTTCTTCTCGACGTCCATGTTCACGCGCTCAAACTCCCAGCGCTTGATGACCTTGCCCTTGTGGCCTCGCACGTAGTGAATGTGCGAGTTGCACAGCTTGCGGAAGTGGGTGTCGATCAGGCCGGGGTTCTGGGTGATGCAGTGCAGTTCATGGCCACGGTGGCGCATGGTTTCCAGGGCGCTGGCGTAGGCGGGCACGGCAGAGCCAGCAGGGCGGACCCGAAAGAAGGTCTGCGCTTCGTCGATGACGATCATGGCGTTCTGTGGCAGCTCGTGCCATTTCTGCGGCTCGTCGAATTCTTGCCAAACCGCTTCGAGCACTTCGGCATTGGGATCGAAGCCGCGGATGTTGTGGTAGTAGACCGGGCGGCCTTCTTTCGCGGCTTTGGCGTCTACTTCCTTGATGGTGTTCAAGGTCTTGCCGTTGCCCTGCAGACCCGTGCGCAGGACGAACATCAGCCACCCGCCTTGTTGAGCAGGGCAAGGCCGGTGATGGTGCCGGTGATACGGTCCATCCCGGCCAGCATCAGGCGAGCGATGACAGCGGCGATGATGATGTTGATGGCCACATCGACCTTGGCCATGCCGAGGATGGCCGCGACGGGTGGCGGGATGGCGCCGAACAGGCTCTTGATGTAGCCGTCTACGCTGTCGATCAGTTGGCCGATACCGACATAGGCGACGTAGGCAAAGCCCAGGGAAGCCAGCGCCCGGAAGACCAGTCCGGAGACGATGGAGCCGAGGAAGGTGGCAAGCAGTGGAAGTAGTGGCATATCAAGACCCCTTGATTCCGCGTCCGATGGAGACTGCAAAGAAGATCGAAGCCAGGGCCACAATCAGCGGGCCGATGGCTTGGGCGAAACGGCAGGCGGGTTCCCAGCTAAACGAGTAGCTGCGACCCATGACGGAAAAGCTCTGTGGGGAAGGGCACGACTGCGGCAGCCAACGGCCTTTGTTCACGGCTTCGGTGAATAGGCCGCTGACGGCGATGGATTTCTCTTCAAGCTGGTAGTCCTCGCCGGCCAGTTCGGAGGCGATATCGCTGCGGACCTGTTCGTCGTACTTCCATTGGCAAATCTGGTTTTTGTTGGCGCGCAGGATGGCGCACTGGATGACGTCACCTTCACACTTCAGCTCGGCATCACAAGCTTCGCCCTCGACGCTGGGCTTTACGCACTTGTTCGGGTCGGTTTTGGGGTCGCACTCGCTATCCCCGTCACCTTCGCCATCACCATCGCCGGTGCCATCCCCGTCGCCTTCGCCGTCCCCATCACCATCACCCTCGCCATCCCCTTCGCCGTCTCCCTCGCCATCACCGTCACCTTCGCCATCCCCATCGCCGTCCTCACCATCGCCGTCTTCGCCGTCACCATCATCAGGCGGGCAGACTTCGCCGGTGCTGGGGTCGCATTCCTCAGGCGGCTTAGGAACGCAGGTGGTGCCAGACCAGACATGGTCATCGCCGCAGTCTGGCGGCGGGTCGGTCGGGTCAGTTGGGTCGGTGGGATCGGTCGGCGGGGTGCCGCCGGTGGGGTTGTCGCCGGGCTCGCATTCAGCACCGGTGAATGTGCCTACGCCCCAGCAAACGCCAGTGGTAGCGCCTTCGGAGACAGGGGCACATTGCGAGGTGCCGAGGGTGATACGGCAACCGGCTTCACAGCCATGCTCGATAGGGCCGAGGCCATTGAGGTCAGGCCGCAGCATGGACCAGGTGGTGTTCTGTCCGGCCTTGGGCTCGCATTGTGAAGGAGGTGGCTCACATTCCCCGGTACTTTGGTTGTAAGTCTCATCGGGTGAAGAGCAGCCTGTTCCGAATCTCTGGACATAACCGACATCTTGGGTATTGCCGGATTGATTCGTTCCTGTGCAATAGAAGCTTGTGGCGGTTCTGGATCTAAGTCCAGGATTGGTCATGTTTGAACCGGCTACCAAGGCAGCACAAGCAGCCGATGCAGATTGATATCTGACAGTGCCTACAGCATTTCCAGATGTCGAATAGCGCAGCCAGTAGTAGTCCTGTGCTAGAGACGAATCAGAGTAGGCAAGGATCGTAACAAGCAACAGAAAGAGCGCAGTTAAAGACCTAAAGGGACGCATCTCAAACCCGCCCAAAGAACAGAGCCCAGAACGCCATGACGATGATGATCGTGGTCAGCATGTTGGCGTCCATGAAAAGCCCTTATGTGAAAAAGCCCGATAACGAGTTACCGGGCTGGTTGGTTGCAGCCGGCCTTACAGCGCGCGGCGGATGAACTTGAAGGCGGCAATCGCGATGATTACGCCCAGGACGATGCCCGCGACCTCGACGCCATCGACCTGCGCATCAGTGAGGGCAGTGGTCACACCGGCCGGGAGGGCGGCATGGGCTTGTTGCATGGCCAGCAGGCCAACAGCGGCGGTAGCACCGAGCGAGCGGCGCAGGACTTTCAGGTTTTGCATGGGTGTGTCTCCTACAGGTTGAGTGCCTTTTTCAGCACGAGAGCGCCGAAGACGATGGCGAACAGCACCAGGGCGTGTTCGCGGATCTGTGCATGGTCTTCAGCGGTTAGCCCGGTCGGGCTTATCTCACTGAGCGCGACGGTGGAGAGGGTGCCGACACAAACCGGGGTCTGGCCTGCGCTCTCCCATACGCCGTCGCACACAATGAAATTCATGGCGCCCCCTTACTCCGCCAAGCTGGGGTCACGAATGACCTCAGCCATGGCGATGCAGTCGGGGCAGATGACGAGGTCGGGCGCCGTGTTCAGATCGGGCAGCAGGTCGGGCTGGGGGGCGGACTGGTTGTAGAGCTGGCCCATGGGCTGCCCGCAGCAGTCGCACAGCACGCGATCAACGATCAGCAT